AGGGTCAACCTGGTCATCTTTAGGTCAGTCCTTGGTCTTATCCCGATGGGCTGCAAAGTATTTAGATAAGTTGTTGCTATTGGCTTAGGTTTGAATGTAGATACAATATGTACATTCTCGAGTGACTTGAATTGATATTCTACATTTGTGGGGAGGATATTTCTATAGTACATATCACAGGTAAATCTGAGTAGGTGCAGCATCCTCATGTACTCAAAATTTATGTTAGAATCCTCTAATTTCAAGTCAAAAATTCTTGTTTGGTGCAGCATCGTATTAATAACAGGTGTGTGGTTCGGGAAGATTCTTGTAGCAACTGAGCTTTTAAATCGCTGATTTGGGATCCTGTGTAAGATCTCTCCCCCTAAGTTTGTTGGTATCCATGGTTGAAGGTCTCGATATGTTTGTGCACACAGAGTTGATAACACGAAGTCACAGGCTGCTTCGAAATCAAACACCTCTAAGTCTTTTATTGGTTGCTCATCGATCTGATCTCTCAATATTGCCCAACTGGTAACAGCACAGACCTTTGCAGCTAACATCTCAAGTCTTGACTGGAGTATCGTCTCTTCTTCACTTATCTCACCCTTGTATAGTGTCTTTGATAAGAATAGTCCCTGTTTGTATCCTAATTTCCCATCTTGGTACCATGTATTTCTTGACAAGTTAACTGACATTATGGGTTCAACTCCTGATGACTCTTCTATCAAGTGGTCATATAATGGTTCTTCAATGTCGCAAAAATTTATGTGTGGACATATGATCTTCCGTCTTGTTAAGAGGTACGTAAGTACATCGGTGTTTTTGTCAAAGGCACCAAATGTACTGCCCTTTCTTGATAAGAGTTCAAGGAGATTATTTCTACTCTTCACTGTCAATTTTCTCTTCAGTTTGTCTATCCCCCTAATCCTGTTGATAAGGCTGCCGCATGTCTGCAATTTCTTGATGATATATGTTATCATACTCATGATGCTATTTTCGTAATAGAATTGAGCTACACGATGACTGAAATTATTACGGAATATCTGTCCTATGTTCGCTGCAATCTGTCTGCTGTACTTACTCAACTCTAGAAGATCTGCTAACCTGACATTCTTATTTATCCGAGCCATGACATTTACCAATTCTCTATGTATTGCACTTGTTGATGTAGACACATGCTCATTCAATAACCACTTGTCCATAACAACTCTTGCATATCTTGAATGTTCCTCATGTCTTTTCTTCTCATTTTCTACCTCATCATGAGTTTCGTCAGCTTCATCTCTTGTCCCATCATTATAAGCATAAAACTTTAATGAGGCTTCCAATGCACTAAAGAAATATCCCGGATCTGTAGCTTGATTCCTCATGATTCTGTGAAGATAATAGATTGTTCTGAATGGACTGTCACTATGTCCGGAGAGTGCCTGATTTACAGCTAGCTCGACTCCCATGCCCCCCGTGGCCTGTGGCATGGCTAAGCAATAAAACCAGAGATCCTGTAAGAACTCATCATGAGACAAGTAATACAATACAACATCAGTGCTATTTATGGACTTGACCTCATCAAGATTACATCTATAGAGTTTTCTTGACCAAGAGTTCAAGATCTCTTGAGCCATCAAACCCCCTGATTCAAATTCAATAGCTTTAAACCTTTCAGATATAGATCTTGCAAGCTCTTCAGCAGCCAGCTGTGTTGACCCTTCTTCGGGTGATCCGGTATTATATAGTACAGATGATAACCGGATAGGTAAAGATGCAGGATCCAGCATTGATGATTCTCTTTTCTCTTCAAAGAGCATGGCAAATGTTCTATGTGAAACAATGCACGATTTATACCATTTGACATATGTAGCAGTACGTAAGTGATAAGAACCTTCTAATGCACTGCTTATTGCTGAACTTATAGCGCTAAGTTCTAAGTCTTCTGCTGATATCCTTGCTCCTGATGATGTTGTAACAGCCATCAGACGTTTTAGTGTTGAATCGGCCCTATGGCCTCCAATATGGTGTACTCGCAACATAGTAACCCTACTTCCTGTAACAGCTGTTTGTGAGGGTTTAACAATGTAACCACCAAGCATAAAGTCTTGGGATATCATGGAAAGAACCCTGTTTATCCCTTCCTGTGTCTTGTCACTTAGCTGAA